GGCTCTCGTTCTCCGACTTGGCCGTTGCATAGTTGGTCTCGAGTTCCTTTGTCCTGGCATCTCTTCTCGCTTTCCACGCTTCGAGTATGGCAGCACCGTCTTCTCCTTCGGGCACATTGGCATTAATCGCGCTCTTAGCAACACCCTCTGTCCTCTTGCCGATAATCTCGTCGAGTTTGTCCAGAATGGCATCGTAAGATTCAGACGAAGATGTTGTCTTTTCTTCCGTCTTCTGTTCTGCCTTGTCAGAGCCTGCCTTTGCGTCCTTGGAAGCCTCGTCCTTTGCCTCTTCGTTCTGCTGTGCATTCTTCGTGTTCTGTTCGTCTTCCATAGTCTTTCCTTTCCGTTTTACGTCCGTCGACAATATTCCGTGTTCCTTTTAATGCCTTGGACACGTTCCGGGCAATAAAAAAGCACCTCGAAAGGTGCTGATTTAACTTAAGTTATGTATGTCACCGTCAATTAACATCGTTCACAATCACAGTGCCTGTCTTGAAGTAGATAACATGCCTGCCTGTTTCCTCGTCATCGAATAGGATTCGTTCATCAGAATAACTGATATCAAACTTGCCTCGGTACGATTCCAAGATGTTGCCACAAGCGTCATATACAAGCACTTCGCGGACTGTTTCATTCTCGAAGTTCGATTGCTGGGTGCGATATACTCTCTTCCCTGCTTCCGTCCCGAAGGAGTAGAAGACAACAAACCCGATAATCACAATGGCGATGCACACGGTCAACACCACTTCCAATACGTCGCTGTGATATTTCCACATGTGAATCCCGGCCGCCAAAACAACACCGATAATGATGATAATAGCTTGTACTGTCATTTTGTCCTCCTCATCTTTCCTCTCATATAAAGGGAAAAAAGTTCACTCTTCCTCGTACTTCGGTATCTCCATCCACGCAATCACACGTGTATTTGTCTCTTTTGACCACTCCTCCGACAAGGATGCTCCACAGCAATCCATGTGCAACCACCAAGTCGTGCCGTCCTTGCTGTCAAGTTGACTGATGTCAGGTTCGCGGGTGCCATCTCTGTACTCAACAAGCGTCAGTACATCCGTATCAAACGGTGGGAGTCTGTCGGAACACTTAATCCATGTATTTACATTACATCCCGTTGCCCCAAACGCCGCCCTCTTTGGAAAGAATCTCGCTTCCAGGCTCGGGATTTTCTGCGGAACACGTTTCTCCTTGGGAGTTGGATTGATAAGGACTCTGTGCGTCCAATCCAGCAACTCGGTGCTCATAGGAACACCTATGACTATCTCCTTCTCGTACTTCTCTCCGTTCAAGTACAGTTCCTTGGTTTCAACGTTAATGTACACTGACTTGATTTCCATAATTCCTCCATTAAAAAAGACCCCGAAGGGTCTTTTATTCGTTGTCTCCTATCCTGATGTTATTCATCCTTCATAACGGCATCGTTAATTTTTTCTTCCAAACCGATAATGTAATCAACAAACTTAACCCACTCATCGGTTGTCATCAACTCACCTTGTGGCCAAAACTCCTCGTATTGTCCATCGCACAAGACTATATATTGTGGATCGTGAACGCCCCATTCATGATCTTCGTCGTACACGCCCAAAGCATGCGGCCGATTTCCAAACATTGCCATATAAGTATGGTCGTTCCGCAGATAAATCGTGTCAGGACCGACGTATCTAACTTCAAAATACACTTTTATCCTTCGTTTAGTCGACATACAATCCACCATTTTTTTGATATACGGTTTTCAATTCTACTTTACCACAATCCGGGTGCTCATACCAGTGTATCTCCACTTTATGAATGCCATCATTCTCGAAATCAATATAACCATAGCCTTTTTCTTTTGTCCAGTCTTCGGCACTCGCATCATATTCTCTTACAAGTCTGTCTATATCATCTATTTTGCGCCGAACACCTTTCCCGGCTATAGTATGATTTTGCATTCTTCTCAGATAAGTGTTCTCTACCAACGGGTGTTCTGAACCATCTGGCATTCTGACCATATAATTGCGAGACTTAGCACCCAACGACGGGAACATATATTCATCCAAGTCGGTGCTGCCTATAACAGGTTCAGGTCCAATTTCAAATTCTTCTCCGAGACTGCTGAGTTTCAGTTTTGATAACTTTTCATATGTTTCCGCATCTTTGGGATACAATTTTTCATCAACAACTGGTTCCCTCAGTATTTTCGGAACTTTCTGCAATCTAGGCTCCTCAAGCCCCGGCACCATCTCGGCCTTACGACGCTCCTTCAGGACGTCTCCATGCTTCTGCTTGAACACCTTGTCTCTCGCTTTCCAAGCGTCAGCCTTAGCCTGATGTCTCACCTTGTTCTCAGGGTCCAGAGAGTTGTCTGCCATTCTCTGGTACTTCTTGGCCATGCGCTCGTTGTGGCGTTGTTCCTGTTCCTGAGCGTATCTCTCTTCTGCTTGCCTCTGTTCCTCTTTGCTCGGAGGGGAAGGCTTACTGTTGATACCCTCGAAGTACGATGTAAAAGAGTCCTTGCAATTCGGATGCAGGAAACCCGCTGCCACTGCGCTCGACAATTTGGGATATTTCGTCCCGGTAACAGGAACTGTGCTGTATACATCATCGTAAAGCACCCTGCCGAGCCACGGAGTACACAAGGGGCACGCCATGCCTCTCTTGTTCACGATAACCGTGTTCACGCCCCAATCGTCGCGCTTGATAGCCTCGCCTGCGAGATAGGATCGTGTCGCGTTGGTCTGAATGGCCATCCTTGCATATGTGTCAACATTGACCCTTCTGCCGTTGCTGTACTCGATACAGTTGATGCCGGAGCGAAGAAAGTCCTTCGTTGCCATGTCAACCGCCTGCTCGTATGTCAGTGCTCCTGTACTGTATGCCGCTCCGGTGTTGTAGATAATCTTCCGGTACTGGTCATTGGACATTCGAAGCATCGCATACTCTGCACGCTTCATATCATCTGTCTTGGCCTTAACAAAAGCCTGCATCCGTTCCTCGTTGATTGAGAAGAACCTCTGTGACAGCTGTCCGACCTGTGCTCCGGTATCAGCAACCTTATAACCTTGCTGTATAGCCTTGAGGATTTTGGTCTCCTGTGACATCTGTCCGAGTTCGTTGGCTTTTCTCAGAGCCTTGGCTATCTGGTCGTTGATGGTCGAGAAGTAAGGACCCAGCAGCTCCTCGTTGTGTCTCCGGTACTCGTTAAGAGCCTTGAGTTGAACAGCCTGCCACTGTGCATAACTTAAGCCTTCTTCGTCTTCTGTTATGCGGTGTCGCTTCATGTTGCGAATCATGGACTCGATGAGATACTCCTCAACCGACGTCAGCGCGGTTATGAGGTCGTATCCGTCATTGTTTGCCATATTTCACATCTCCATTGTCAGAACCCGAAGGTTCCTTGTTCCTCCACCGGTTCTTTCGTAAGTCCTGTCTGTTCCTTGATTCTTTCTACCTCGCCATCCTTCCAGATGCGGTCCTTGCTGTCTCCCCATATCTCCTCGACCTTTGCCTCAATGGACATCGGGGTGTTCGGGTTGCTCATGGTCTCAACCACAGCCTCGAACGACGGGTTAGCATACTCGCCGAAGTTGATGTTCACATCCTGCGGTTCAGGTGCTTTGCCTGCTATCTCGTCCATCATCATGAACACGGCGTTGACCACGTCCTGAAGAACAGGAGTAAGAGCCTTGAGCACGTTCTGCCTCGTGTACAACGTGGTCTTCTCTTTCTCTCTCTGCGCTTCGGCGTTATCCATCTTCTTGACGTCAATGCCGAGCGTCGAAGGCGACACAAGACCCTGTAGAGCAAGGTCCAATGCCGTCATGTATGTGTTCAAGTATTCACTGCTGCGGAACTCCGGCTGTGTCACTGTGATCTGATTCTTTGCGTTCTCGCTCATGTCTGTGCCAACCGCTATGAACTGGTTGTCGAACGAGTTCGGGCGCATCAGTCTACCGGAGTCAGGGTCTCTTGGAATGAGCACATCCGGGATGTACTTGGTAGGTCTGCTTGTACGCATAGCCTGCCACATCTGGGAGTATGCTTCATCCAGAGCATCGAAGTTGTCTATCTTCTTGTCGTAGATTGACTGACCTCTGCCCTTGAACTTGGAAGACGGTGACAACATGAACGGTGCGGCCAACATATAGTCTCCGAACTGCGCCGTCTTAAGGTCAGCCGTCTCAGGAAGAGTAGAAAGCGACACCTCTGTGTCTGTTCCTTCCTTGAAGAGGTGGTATTCAACCGCACCCTTGCTGTATCTCTCCTGAAGCACATACCTCTGATTGTTCTGCTTGTAGTGAGACAGGAACGTCACAGCGACTATCCTGCCCCTCTTGTACTCGAAGTCACAATCCACGCCCGAATACCACTCGATAATCGGATACTGCGAGATAGACGGGTCGAGCGATATCTTGAACGCACCGTCACCTATTACGAGCACATCCTTGACCGCCTTCTCAACAAGCCTTGTCCAGTTGTTCTCTGCGGCAACCGTGCTCCACAGGTCGTCTCGCTCGTTGTTCTCGAACTCCAGGTCGTTCATATCCGCTATGCAGATGTTGGCTATGGAGTCGACTATCAGGGCGGGAATGCCTGTGTGCATCTTCCGCATATCGAACCCCTTGCTTGACCTGGCACACCAGAATCGACCTGTATAGTCAGTGGTCTGTCTGTAAAACGAATCCAGGTCATGAGCATCACCGCCGTACCAGATCATGTTCTTGAAGGCGTTCGAGTGAAAGTCAAACTCTGCCTTGATGTCAAACGTGCGTCTGTCAGCAGGCTCAATTCTCAGGAACGACCTGAACGCAGTCCTTAGTCTGTCGCTTATGCTCATTTACTTCCTCCGATTTCCTTCTTGAAGGGTAGGAACCCGTACTGCACACTGTTAATCATGTGGTCGTTGCCGTCCTCGGGCTCGTTGTCCTTCTCTTCTTTCCAACTGTAAGCCTCCAGTTCTCCGATATAGGTCTTGCACGTGTCGACAACAAGGAAGTTGTCGTGCGCAAACCATCCGAGCTGGAGGTTGATTCTGTCTATTATCTTGGTCTGCTTCCAGGCGGCCACATAGTTGTAAGCCGAACCGTGCTGCCGTTTGTACTTCTCGCACTCCGTCAGCGTTGCCTGGTCAGCCGAGTCAATGAATATGTTCCTCGACACACCCCACTTGTCTCCGCACCTCTGCGCAAAGTCTGTCAGGTTCTGTACCGTATCGGACGGAGCGAGCGGGACTGTGAGGTTTGCGTTGTTGTAAACATGCTCCTCAAGCACTATCCATCGGCCTCTGTTGGTCAGGGCCGCAAAGGACATTGCTATCGTGTCGGGTGACTTCTGGGAGTAAGCCGTGTCACATCCGATGGAGAACTTGACGAACCATTCGCTCTGTTTGCGTTGGTCCTCAATCCTGTCTTTCCGGATGAACTCTCTGGCATCCGCCTCGGTTATCACGTGACGGTCTCTGTCGAAGTTCACAAAGACAAGGCCTGTGCATTTACCGCGCAGGCCCTGAATCTTGTTCTTGTATAGTTTGGTTCCCTCCGGTGCATCCGCTATCTTCTTGGCAATCATGTCCTCGGTGAGGGAGAGGTTGTCGCGGAAGGTGAAGAACCAGTACTTCCATCTCGGATGTTCAGGTTCCTTGTAGAGTTCCTTCAGGATGGAAGGCGGTACATCGTCAATGTACTTCTTATACGGCCTCGCCCTGTTGATGAACTCTGTGTACACCGGGAGAGCGGGGTTATCCGGGTTGAGCGTCGCCATGAGGTACTCGTTTCTGACGGATATCTCTCGCACGAAGTCAATGTTAGCCGTGTTAATCTCGTCAATGAACACGCAGCCGAATTGCGAACCCAGTGCGTTCTCCCACTTGTCTTTGTTGTCGTAGCCGAGGATGAAGATTATCTTGTCCTCGAACTTCACGTGCGGGAGTTTGTAATTGCTGTCGCCGTTGCCGTAGTATGTCGCGTTCTTATGCAGGTCGAGGATGCCGTTGTCCTGCTGCAGGATGTTCTTCTCAGCCGTGCCCGTTGTTCTGGATGCGATAACGTGCAGTTTCTTCTTGGAACGCGACACCATGAGCATGAACTTGATGCCTGCTCCGACTGTGGTCTTTCCCGAACTTGTCGTGCCTTGCTATTCCAGGAAATCAGCATCACAATCCGTTGACATGATGAAGTCTCTGTACTTCTGGCTCAACGGGAACTGATTTCCAGTCATAACAACACCCCCCATCTTAAATCGTACTCTGGATTGCTCGTTCTGCCGTTTAGGTAATTCCATACAGTTTTGGTGTCAATTCCTAATTGTTCAGCGGCATCAACCTTGGATTTGAAACGGGCTACGAACTCACCATCTCGATACATATCAACACATTTACAACAGGCTGCTTGAGCACATTTAACATTTTCCTTGCACTTGGCAGCATACTCAGGCTTTGCTTTGTAAGCATGTTCACTGTTTTCTTGTGCTGTACACCATTCAAGATTGTCAACATTGTTGTTTGTCTTGTCACAATCTTTATGGTTTACATACGTTTTCCCTTCTACTGGCGGGAGAAACGCCTCGGCAACAAGTCGATGGACAGAACGAACACTCGGTTTTTCGTACTTAATCAACCCCGTTCTAAGGTTGACTCTCAAATAGCCGTTGCTTGCCAGTCTCTGACTGAGAGTTTTCCCAGTCATGTTGTTTTTGACATTTCCCAGGTTGGATACCGAGTATCTCGGGAATTGTTTAATAACTCTGTATTCTTCCATAGTTGAATCCTCCAACTTTTTATGCGCTCATTCATCGAGACACTCACCGCCCTCCTCTGTCAGTTGCGATATCACATCGGCAAGTTTGCTCGAAGTGTTGAAGTTCACATTGTGTTCTGCCTCGACCTTGTCCCTCCATAACTGTGGGGCTCTGTTCTTAAGCCAGAATATCTGTGCGGTCGTGTCGGCCTTCCCGGTCTTGATGACGCGCTTGGTAACGACCATCTCATACTGACCTGTCTTCTTGTTGAACTGTCTCTCGGAGGTCTCCTCTATCGACTCAATGCCCAGAGCATTGTTAAGAAGTGCCTGCTCGACCTTCTTGTCGACCTGCTCTTTATTTTCTTTTAGGGCCTCGAAAATCTCGCAATACTTGTTCTTCCAGTTGTAGAGCGTTGCGACATTGATATGCATCTTCGCGGCAATCTGCTCATCGGTCAGGCCTTCACGTGCCCAACCCTTGAGGAGATTCAGTCTGTCCGGCTCAAGCCATTCGTGGTATTTACCTTTCGCCATGGCTTATCACCTCCTTTGTTCAGTTGCTACTCCAATGCAAGCCATGCTCCTTGTATATTTCGTTAAAGTCTTCAAAGTCGTGGGGTTCAACGTAGAAGTTACCCTTCTCGTCAATGCCCACGTGTTTCAGTTCGTGCCACAGCAATATCTTGTACTGCTCATCCGTGAACTCCGCCTCAACACAGTTAAGTTCGTAGACGATTATCACGAAATCGTGAGGACAGTACACCTTCCAGATGTCCGGTACCTTCTTGCACTCACCGAAGACAACCTTCGGGCCTTTGCGCTTCTTCTTGAAGGACTTGAGGAATCCGATGGACACCTGTGCGTTCAGAAGTTCCGGAAGTCGCTGTCGCATGACCTCGAATCCCTCTTCTGCGTATTCCTCGCTCATTACGTAGTCTTCATCCATTTGTCACGATTCCCTCTGTGCTGCCATGTTATACTCTTGGTCTGGGTGTACCCGGACTATAGGCGGTTGTCCTCCAACATCTCCGATTCTTCGGAAGTGAGGAGGTGAGGCTTATGAGTGATTTTGAGATAATCAGCATCGTTCTTACGATTGCCATCTTGATAGTCGCTGTCATAGGACTTTTTGTAAAAAAATAATCGCCCTGTTGCTCCTTAGGGCGATTAACTTTTAACCGTTCGAGGGCAACCGTCTTGGGTGCACCCTTCTTGCTGAAATTCTACAACCATTCCTCTCGATAGTCAAACTACAAAGAAAAAACCTCAGCCTTTGCGACTGAGGTTATCTTTCCCAAAATCAAGTAAGGAGATCCACATGCCATAAACCACGCTTCAAACTTAACCACTTACACCATAACACAGAAATTTGTGTAATTTTGTGTTTTTTTGTGTAGACTTTTGCAATTTTGGCGGTTTTTTTGTCAAATTTTTCTTAATCGAACGGCCCAAACTGGTCTTCAAAGTGTTTGAGAGCGTCGGAAATCGTGTGCCTTACCCAGTCATAGGAATATCCGATTTTCTCGGGAATATCTCCGGGCTCGACGTGCTCAACGTATCTCAGATACAGAAGTTCTGCTTCCGCCTTAACGTTCATCCTAAGGATTTGCCGAATAATTGTGCTTCTGATGGTCTCGTACTCTTCCTTCTTGAGTAGATACGAAGTCTCGATATCGTTGAGTTTGTCAATTATACGCACATAGGGCGGTGTCTCTGATGGTTCACTCAGACCTTTGTCCGTATCGTATTGGCTGACCGTGATGGCTGACTTTTCTTCTCTGAGTCGCTTAATCTCTTTCTCGAGTTTCTGGATCTCCCATTTTCGACGCCTGATTTGTCCCAAATACTTTTTTGCCGTCATTGCTTTCTCCTCTTTCGCATAACGTCTATAAGCGCAACTATCATCAACAAAGCAAACTCCACCATGATTGTGAATGCTATGCCTGCTACGAACGGACTAATCCACATCTTGTGTGTCCTCCTTCCAGATTACGTAACCTCCTCCTTGGATGTATCCACAGGACTTGAGTTGCTTGTAAACCTCATCCGCACCCTCTTCGTTCAGGTCGAAGTTCTTTCGGAGGTAGTAGTTGGTGACCCTCTTCTGCTTCTTCGCCCATTCGGTGATTGTCCTCCATGTTCTCTTCTCGTTTACATCTTCCATCCACGATTCGTTCATGTGATAACCTCCTTACATGCTTGCTATGATTCTGAATTTGCCTTTGCCTGTCTTTTCGAGTTCCAGACATTCCCGACACAACTTCACTTCCGTGAACTCCTGGTTCTTCTGGTCGTAGTGAACGTATATGCTCGTGTCAGGCTTCCACAATCTGCAGGCAGCGCATTGTTGTCTCTGTATCATTCTCTTCCCTCCGACAGTTTCATTACCTCGACCAGGACGATAGCGTTGCTGTTATATCCCTTCCTGAGCGTAAGAGATGCGATCTGTGAGTCGTCGTGCCAGAATCCGCATGCGGTCATGCAATCCAGGAAGAGCTTGGCAATGTTGTCCACATCCGGGCGAGTTGCCTTGGCATAGCCCCAGAGTTTCTTATTCTTGGTCGGGAACAGGAATGTTACGTTTACCCGGAGCGGTCCTTCGAACGGAACGGCGGGTCTGTGGGGTTTCAATGCCATCTCGTAGAGTCTTCTTGCATCCTTGACAGGCTTCTTCTCATAGAACACGCCTGTCTTACGGCTGTATCCCTTCTGCTGGGCTGTCGCTGTGGGCATGTACGGCAAGTGCAACTCGAAGCCTATTCCTGTTTTCGGTCTGATGTCGTATGCCATGCCTTACACCTCAAACGGAAGGTCTTCCGGTATGGCTGCCTGTTCCTGCCACGTCTGTGCCGGA